TCTTTTGCTGCTTTTGGAAACTTCTTCATTTGTCCTGCACTTCTTGCACAGTAACTTTTTCTCCTGTTTGCAGCCTTAGAACCTTTCTTTAATTTAGAAGGTTTTGTAGTTACCGCAGTTTGAAGTTTAGATCCGGGATTTCTACGACGATATGCTTCGACACCTTTCTTTGTCATTCCGGCACCGCTTTTTGTGGGTCTCTTGTGTCCAGACTTGACACTCATACCCTTCATATCGTCTTCAGATAACTTTTTTAGGTCGTCCTTACCCTCATAACCTATTTCATCTCTCCAATTAGATACAGACTCACCAACTTTCTTTTTCACACAGTTTGGATATCTTTTACCAAACATTGTTTTCATACCCTTTTTCTCATAACCCTTCCAACACTTCTCATCAATGTTTTCTGCTTCTTCCTTTGTGACACCTGCTTTTGATCTTTCTTTTTCAGCGATGCTTTTGATGATCATCTTTAATTTTGCTCTTTTACCATATGGATTTGGTTTCTTTTCTTGCTTTCCAAATGCTGCCATTTGACCAGATGGTTTGCCTGACCCTTTGAACATACCATATGCAGAACCCTCAGAGGTTGTTGTAGTATGTTGTTCATCAGGAGTATTTGATGTAAGGTTCTTTGTTTTCTGTTTCTTAGAGATTTTTGGCCCACCTATTGGATCACCATATTCATCTCTTTTCATTCCTTCAGTCACCTGTTGTGTACCTTTCCAAACACCATTATCATTTGTAATTGGTTTCATATGCTCTTGACCAATTATATCAACTACACCTGCTATAGTCTGTCCATCAGCATTTTGAATTTCCAATGCTTCTGACTTATTACCCCAATTTGCAGCACCTACCTTACGACACTTGACTAATGCACCAGATGCATATGCACTTGGCCACACAGAGTATCTTGATTTTACTTTATGATAGCAAGCATCTTTAGTTCCACTACCTTTTCCTTTTTTATCTTTTACTTCATTAATAATATCATAGATTGTTCCTGTTTCTGAACGATATTTTTCTTTAGGATTTTCTACAATATACTCGACCACTAATTCATCACCTACCTCTACATTATTTTCTGCAAACCAACCACGATTTACTTCAATAGCTAATTCAATTGGCCCATCAGAATAAACTGGATTTGGATCTCTAGGTTCTAATGATTTGATACTCTCAACAATACCATCCTTTCTTATAAAGGCAACTTCAAGAGGTATAGTTGTCTCTGTCATATGAAATGACTGTTGTGCTATACGATCAAATACGAAAAGCATACCGCTATTAGTCTCAAGACTCTCACGGAACATTAGACCTTTTGTAAAATCACTTTGTGTTTTTGGAACTTCCAAACGCAAAGATAGTGATGTGTATTCTTCTTTCATTTTTCTTTTTGGATCTGTTGATACCATTGTTGGTGCTGCTGCACCAGATTTTTGTGGTTGATTGGGATCTGCTGCTCTCTTTCTTCTTGCAGCACTATCTCTTTCTTTATCACTCATAGATCTTCTCTTTGCAGAGGAGACACATTTAGGAGTTGTTTTCTGACCGGGTTGACGAGCACAAGGTTTTCCATCATATTTACCACCAACTTGAACCCAACCTTTTACTTTGCGTCCAGACTTAGTAGTTCCACTTGACTTACCAAACCATGCACGAAGACCCTCCTCCGTCATGTTCTTTGGTTTCTTACCCTTCTTTTTCATATCAATAGCAATCGCTGCCTGTTGTGCAGGATTCGCTGCTTCATCAACTTCTTTACTATCTAGATAATCTGCAGCAGTATCTAAGTAATCAGATGCTTTAGTTATCTTTGATTGAACCCACGCTTTGAAATTATCTTTCTTACGTGAATGCTTTTCAATACGTTTAGATGCTCTACCTGCAGTTTTCAATTGATTACGAATCATTTCTGGTTCGTGATCACCATGTTTTTCTTCATTCATTGCTTTTTCTAAATCATCTGCTTGTTTAGCATGTGTTTTAGAACCACCCCTTAGTTTTTTAACCAATTTTTTTACAAATGGTTTATCTTTTTGGTCTAAAGTTTCTTTCATTAAAAAACCATCATCACGAAGAACAGACCCTTCGGGAATCGGTTTACACTTTTTGTCAGTGTTGCAATAGTAATATCCTTTTTTGCAGGACTTCATTTATCAGTTTCTGACTCCTTATTATTTAGAAAACCTTTCTTTAGCATCTTTTGTAATTCTGCAGTGCTACCTACAAATAAAGAATTATTAGTTACATTTCCTTGTGTTTTTGAATTATCTTCATCAATATCTTTCATTTTTTTCTGAAGATCCATTAATTTATCAGTGCTATCTGCAACTGATTTAATTAACTGACCTGCAACTTCATAAGCTCTTGGACTTGCACTTTCACCTGCTACCTCCATAATACCATTTATTGCCTCTTGACCTTTTTCAATTAATGAATATAATTGACCTCTTGTATATTTGTAATCTTTTTCAACATCATCTTTTTTTAGAACTACGTTTGGTAACTCCGGTTTTTTAGGTTCTTCCTTGGGAACAATTGATGTTTCTACGTTAAGTGATTTTTCAATACTACCAAAATCTGTGTTCATCATGAGTCTGTCCTTGTAGCAGGATTAAATTGTAATGAATCTGTGAATATACTGGATGTTTCGTTGAATCCGAAATCATCTCCAACTTCAATCAGAGAATCGTCTGCTGTAGTTAATTTATTAACTTTTGTATTTTCAATATGTTCTGCCTTAATAGTTCGACTGAATCCTCTCTTGACAGCGAGAGTTGTTGCATCTGGTATTTCTTTAATTTGCATGACCTCACTATCAATTACAATTCGGTCATTTACTGCAAATCCTGATGTATCATTTACGTTAATTCTGACTTGAGATGTGTTTACGTTAAATGTTAATGTTGCAGTATTATCATTATCATAATCTTTTACTGCTTGTGGTGTAGCAACATATCTGAGTTCTCTTCTTGCATTCTCTCTGTCCATAGTTGTATGATAATCCAACTGAACCTTTTTGATAATACCTTCTGGTGTATCTGCAACAGGGCCAAACAAATATGTTTTAGCAGTGAAGTTGAGTGTGTATATTAATGCTCTTCTTGTTGCAAAATCTCCTTCATAGTCGTCCTGAAAAGATATATTATCTAATACGACACTTATGTCTCTCTTCTCTCCGATCACACTTACTAAGTCCACAGATAGATTAAATGCTGGTTGAAAATATGGTAATATCTGCTCTACTATTTGAAGTGCATCATCATTTAATTTAACAAGAATATTTAATTCAAATCCAATATTATATGGAACTGGCATGAATACTTTTCTAAGATTTGTGCCATCAGATGCTTTAAATGTCTGAGTTATACCTGCCTTTCTGGTTGAATCATAAGCAATATTAGTCATCTCAAAAGACATTCTAGGTAATGTAATTTGAGTTGCACGATTTAATTCAGGTTGTTGCTCAAGTCTTGCTAAGAATTTTTGCATGGGGCCATATGCCAATGCAACTTTCATGTCACTGATTGATTTTCCATCACTACCTTTATGACGAATATGAATATCATTGAACAACGTTCCAAAAGATATGACTGTCTTTCTAAGTATTTCGTGATAGTAATATGTACCTAACATTAGTATGTACCAAAGGGATTAGATTCAGCAAAATCAATGATAGAATCTGCCTCAGTTTCAAACTCATCGTTATCACTGTATTCATCATATATATCTCTCTTATCATATTCGCGAACATTATAAGCAACAAATGCAGTAGTTCCAGCACCAACCTGAAGTGTAGTTGATGTGGTATTCAGTGAATTCCTACTCATTATTACGACAGATGGTAGAACAGAAATTACAGTGACTCCAGCTCCTATTACACCACTTACTTCAGACAATGCTGCACCTACGTTTATACCAGTTGTAGTGATGCCAGTAATTTTATTTGTTTGTATACCAATTGTACCTGCTGTTGTTGAATCACCAACAAATAGAGTCTTAAAGTTTCTAGTGTTGTCGTCATTGAAACCTACATGAATTCTTACTTCTTCACCGGGATTAAATCCTGAAATTGTTGATCCAATACCAACATTTGAGATCTTAAGAACTTTAGTATCTGCATCCCATTCCTTGACTCGTGCTTCTGCAAATGATTCCATTCCAACAACTATATCATTTAATTCAAAATTACCACGACCAGTGACAATATTTGGATCAGCGACTGTGACAGTTGGAACAGTAGTATAACCTATGCCGGGATTTTTTACTCTAATAGATTGTAATGTAGCATTTCCTATATCAACAACTGACTCCCCTATCGCAGTAACTCCTGCTCCTGGCCCGGAAACTGTAATTGCTGGAGGACTTGTATATCCAGATCCACCATTAATAACATTGAATGATATTACACCTCTTTGTGTTTTTTCGATTGTACATGTAGCAATCGCACCACTTCCTCCACCACCTACGATATTAATATCAGGTGCTTGTGTATATCC